CCGCTCTCCTGAAAAAACGTTCATTAAAAATATGGCGGAACCGTTTGACAGCATCAAACGATAATGATTATCATTACTTCACCAAATGACGACGGTCGTATCATTTGGTCTCTCTCATCAGGAGCTAGAGAGGCTAACCGAGTGTAACCGTACTTGGCTAGAACTCTCGTTGAAAGCTCGTTAGGGCTGGTATAGTGTTCACCTGATTTAACCAGGCGTCACCGTGCCAGCCCCTTTTTTTATGTATACCCCTTTGTATACCTGGCCCCGCCTTGTAGACCTGTGCTCAAACTACCCCGGATCAATGCATGAAACGGTCACAGATCAAGCGACGGCCGCTCGCCGATACAGTTCTGGACAACCTGGAGCCTGAAAGCAAGGACTATCGCGAAAAAGACAGTCCTGGCCTGTATTTCCGGGTGAAATCCAACGGTACCAAGTCCTGGAACCTCAGATACAAACGTCCGAACGGTAAATGGGCATGGCTTGGACTGGGATCTTACCCGAATGTTTCCGGCGAGGCAGCCCGGGAAAAGGCTTACGCTCTGCAGAAGAAAGCGGCCAGCGGTGTCGACTTGAAAGAATACAGCGAGGGCAAACGCTCAAAACCGCTGTTCCGAGAGGTCGCCGAGGACTGGTACCGGCGCAAATCCGGCGATGATCTCGCACCGAAGACTCTGAGACTGATGCGGGATGCCCTGGACAATGACATCCTGCCAATTCTCGGAGACTACAAGATAGACACTGTGACGCGAGCTCAGTGCACCAAGGTCCAGTCACGCATCGAGGAACGAAAGGCCTTCGAAATAGCGAAGAAGGTCCGGAGCTGGCTGAACCAGATCTTCAAACTGGCGATCGCCCACGGCCACCGGGAATTCAACCCGGCCGGTGAACTGGGCGAGGTTGCCCGTAAGGCGCCACCGACAAAACACCACCCTTTCCTGCTGGAGCCAGAGCTCCCCGCTTTTCTGAACAGCCTCCACCGATCCAACAGCACGTTCAACACCAGAGTTGGTTTGTGGATGCTGCTGTTAACAGCGAGTAGACCAGGCATGGTTCGGCATGCCGAATGGCCTGAAATCGATCTGGACGAAGCGTTATGGACTATTCCAGGAACTAAAATGAAGAAGGACCTGGACATCGTCATAAGCTTGCCGACTCAACTCGTGCGATGGCTTGAGCTCTTATCGGACGTGACAGGCCATTGCCGCTGGCTGTTCCCTGGTAGCCGAGATCCACGCCGACCGATCAGCCACACCTCGTTCAACATGGCGCTGAACCTGATGGGATATAAGGGAAAGCTGGTCGGCCACGGAGCCCGACACACGGCCTCAACGCTGCTGCGCGATCACGGTTGGCGAAAGGACTTTGTCGAACGGCAGCTGGCGCACGTTGAGGGTGGTGTCTCTGGTGTTTACAACAAAGCCGAGTACCTTCGGCAACGGCGGCAGATGATGCAGTGGTACGCCGATTACCTCCACGCTTTAGCCGATGGCACCGCCCAGGAGAAACAGGACGACTTCTCCGTGCGTATTCTCCGCTGATACGAGCTCTCCTCACATTCACGCTTGCAGACTAGCTCCGTTTATTGCCTGAACTCTGTTTATAAAAGAACGGAGATTTTGAGTGATATACGCGCGTGTGTGCGTGCGCGTGGGGCGGGCTGGCTCAGAATGCAGGAGGGCTTCGGAAAAGTGTAACACCTGTAATAAGTGTAACATTTAGTTCTATCTATCTGATTATAGTGACAATTACTTGTTACACTTTTGAAGGTTAAAACGTAACACCGTTACACTTTGCAAACGTAACAAACTGGCAAACTTACCCCTAATAAAATCAACGATGTAGCATTTCCGTTACGTTTTGTTGCACTTTAGGTGTAACAGGATTTATCCATTTATTTCAGACACATACAAGCTTTTTTCAGGCATTGTTACGTTGTTACACTTTTCCGAAGCCCCCCCCTACTTCTCAGGAACCGGCAGACCATCAATCAATGACTTACAGCTCTTGCCGCGTTTGAAATTCCGGCCCGTTGAAAAACCTTTGTATCAAGAGCGCGCAGGCGGGGTGGGGTGACCGCGAGCGTCGGGGGTGGGCACCCCTGCCCGGGGGTGGCTGATATCGGGCACAAAAAAAGACCACCCGAAGGTGGCCAAGCGCTGACGCAGTCGTCGAAAGAGGTTCAGGTGGTAGGTTCGCCCAGGCTGTAGGGCCGGAAGCGGATCACTTCCTTGCCCACGATGTCGTTCATTTCCAGCAGCCGCTCCTGCAGTGGCTCCAGTTCATTGGCTGCGAAGACTCTGGCGGCCTTTTCAGAATCGCCGAAGCCGCTGGTGTTGGTGGGAATGATGCCCATCAGCTGGGGCGGCACGCGGTGGCCGGCCAACTGGTCGTCACGGGTGGCGTTCTTGATGTTCCAGAATTCGTCCTTGGCCGCGACCTCACTGACCGGGATAACCTGCATGCCGTCTTTCTTCCCGTTCGGGGCATACATGAACAAATTCTTGAAGTTGCCCGGGCCCTTGCTTTCCCGCAGAGCTTTGCGAAGGGCATCGATGTCTTCCTGATTCTGAGCGGGATCGGTCATGTACATGATGAAGCCGGCGTGGCTGCCGTTCTGGTAGTACTTCCGGCGAAACAGTGTGGCGCTCTCATTCAGCCAGGCAGACTGCAGGGATCCGATGTAATCCGGAACGCCATATAGCTCCTGGTCGATATCGGGCTCCATCAGGTGAACAATGCTTCCTCGAGGAAACTCCTGCTTCTGCTCCCAATCGTGCACCCACCAGTACTGATCCTCCTCCACACCTCGGCGGCAGTACTTCGCCAGAGCAGGCCGGATCCGTACCAGATTGCCGAGCCGGTTGGTCAGCTGCTCCCCATAGAGGTTGCCAAACACCAGGTAATCCAGCGCCATCCGTGAGAAGTCCTGCCGGCTGAGGTATTCCGTCGGCTGGAAGGACTTCACCAGGATGTTCCGCTTTACCTGGAGCGCACTGCCATGGTGAGCGGTTGCGCGGTAAGACTTGGCCAGCGCCGACTGATCCACCGGAGGTTCGTAGTAGTCCATGCCGGCCATCCAGCAGCCGGTATAGAGCATGTCATACCGGTCCATCACCGGTACCGGGTCACCGAAGGTGAAAGCTTCAACGTGCGGTTTGGTCATCAATAAATCTCCATCATGCTGCCACCTTGTTCGGTTGGCCCTTCGAGGGGTTCGTTTGCCAGTGCGTGCATAACCGCCCATGCCAGATCGGCGTGGCCAGTGTCTTCACGACGGCCGGATTTGTAGGTGATGTGGCGTTGGGAATCGGTCATCCCCCGGCGTATGGCCATAAAGCTCTGGGCCAAATCGCTCCAGCCCGCGTCAAACTGGAGGCGGCCTCGATCGATGATGTTCTGGGTTTTTATCACCAGGCGGGCTTTCACGTCCGGGCTGTAGTTGAACCGTGTTACCGCGGGGAAGAACTTCTCCACTAACTCGGCGACAGCTTCACCCAGGCCGGTGGTATCGATGCCGATATAGGCGACGTTGTAGCGATGGGTGAGCTTGCGGATCTCCTCGGCCTGCTGTTCATAGTCCAGGCCCCGGAAGCGCTGTTTCTCGATTACCCGGTGGGGCTTGAGGTTGGATCTTGATGGAGACACCACGGCAACACCGGCTCCGTCTCCATCCTCGCTGCCGCCTGCCGGATCGTAACCAATCCAGACCGCACCATCACCGAGCGGTCGATCGGTGTACGGCTTCAGATCTCGCCATTCCACCCAACTGTCCACCATGCAGCGCTGCAGCTTGGCCAAGGGGAACACGGCGTGGGTGTCATCCACGAACTGGCACATCAGCAGGTTCGCGTATTCATCATCGGAGTACTCGAGGCGCAGCTGGTCGATATCGAACAGGTCGCACCCGCCTGCCATGGCATCTTCGACGGTAACGATCTGGCGCCATTGGCCATCCCCACACGCCATGCCATTGGCAAGTGCCGCATGGGAAGTGTCGATGCTTACTCGCTTATCCTTGGCCCGGCGTTTGTTGAACAGGTCACCGGTCCAGAATGGGTAGGCATCATGGGTGATCGCGGAAGGTGTGGAGAAATAGGTCTGGCTCCACTTCTTGTGCATGGCCATGCCGGAGGCCACCTTCCGGAACTCCTGGAAGTTCTGGATCCAGAAGTACTCATCCATGTACAGATCGCCGTGGTAACTCTGGGCGGTCCGGACGTTGGTACCGAGAAAATAGAGCGTGGCGCCATTGGGCAGCACCAGCGGATCGCCCCGGAGCTCAACCCCGCAAGTGTCCTTGATGAACTGGACGATGTACTGCCGGAAAACATGGGCCTGGGCCTTCGAGGCACTGAGGAAGATCTTGTTTTTGCCGGTGTGGAACGCATCCACGATCGCTTCCCGGGCAAAGTACCAGGTTGCACCGATCTGGCGTGACTTCAGAATGTTCCGGATCCGTTGGGTAAGGCCCGCCACCTTCCACTTGTGCTGGTAGTCGAAAAGCGATTCATCGAAGGCTTTTTCGATCAGTTCCAGGCCCTCCTCGCCGATATCGTTCTTGGCCTTTCTGGGCGCCCGGTTCCGCTCCTGGATCTTCGGGTTCAGATCCGATTCGCGGCCGGTCTCCTCATACCTATGGACACGAGCCAACCGTTCGAACTGCCGCCCTAGTAGATCGATTTCCTTGTAGTCCTTCCCTTCCTTCGGGTCCTTGAAGATCAACTGAATCATCCGAGATTCGAGCGAACTCTCCACCCGCTCCATCGGTGGAGCGTCGTCCCATTTGAATCGCTTTCGCCAGGCGTTGATCAGCTGCGGGCTAATGTCCAGGTGCTCCGCAATGCGCGAAGGCCGCCACCCCATCCACAGCAGAGTGCGGGCGGAGACGAACTGTTCTCTGTATTCCGATTCGACGACTTTATCCATGCAGCCAGCGTAAAGGCTGCGCG